CCCAGGCACCGGCAGAGCCTTCCTCTACCATTACGCCGTCCACATTGTGCGAATAAGTAATGGTGATATAACCGTTCAACAGGTAGTTGCGAAAAACCACCGAAAGCGGATAATCCGGATCAGCCGGAAAATCAAACTGGTTGTTGGTGTCTTCAGTAGCCCGTGCCTGCATGATATTGTTGTACATACCATCCAGCAGCTCGTTGATATCGAATTCGGCCGTTTTATTGTAGTCCCCATCGGCAATAGCCGGAAAAGAACGTGTGTAGGTAAGTTGACTGTCGGTATTAATTACCAGGTCGGGGTGGTTGTGCACATGCAGGTTGATGTACACATTCTCCAGAGGAGTAGGAGCCTGCGGATCGGGGTCGGTCATTCGCACCTTTATTTTGGTGCTTTGTCCCGGCCCCACCCAAAAAAGATTGCCATCCGGGTAATTGTCGAGTGTTAGTGCCCAAATCATATTCCTTACTTTTTATGGTAAAGAAAGGAGGTGAGAGGGGGTGGGGAAAGGACAAAGCGCCTATCACATCACATAAAAGTATAATACCGATTAACCTTCTGTATCTTTGCCTCAAAAGGCATCTCATTTTTGTACTTCTCGCACTGATTGATAAGCACGGAAGAGCCTGAAAAAAAGACAAACTGTTTTTCCGGATTGTCGGTGTAAGCAAACTGCACAGTAATGCACTTATCTGCATTTCCCTTTTTGTACTTACTATCCTTTAGCCGGTAGTCAGATACAATTATGGGTATGTTTAAAAGCTTTTCGAGTGGCACTTTATCACCGGTAAAAGCCATGTCTTCTTGTGCAAAATCTGAAAATTTCTTCATTTAAGCGGGGAAAAACTGGTTTGCAATTGTTTTACATTCATTCCTAAAAGACTGATAAGAGTGGTACTCATCCACGTGCGATGGTTCGTTATCCTGATAATTGTTTATCAAGGCGAGTTCATCATCAGGGGTGTATTCTCTTCTGATAAGAGCAGCAATAAGTGCGCTGCGATTGGCTGCACTGACGACGCATTCAAATTCAAACACCGTTCCGTCTTCCGTTGTTTTCTCCTGGATATTGAAGTTAAAACGCTTTTTCCGACCAAGGTCTTCAACTTGCGGCGGCATCTCTGCTGACTGTGCTTTCATAAAAATATTTTTTTTGAAGGTTGTAACAATTGGCGTGTTTCATCCACCCATAATAACTTGGAAATGCTTTTTCGTTCCCGGATGCGATTGCTTTTAGCATGTTCTTTTTTATTTGCTTTCGAAGCAATGTGTAGCCATGAAAAAAGCGATAGCCCAGAAAATCAATGCCACGGCTATCGACCGGGAATATCTGATAATTAGACTTGATTGATAATCTTAGCCTTTTGCCCAGATAGTTCCTGCTTTTCCTTAATACGTGATGAAGAAACTTTTTGTCATGAGACAGAATTACCACATCATCGCAATAGCGGAAATAATATTTTGCTTTTAATTGCTCCTTACAGTAGTGGTCGAAGCCTGACAAATACAAGTTACCAAAGATTTGAGATAGCAGATTCCCAATTGGGAGACCCTTTTCTTTGTCGATAATCTCATCCAGAAGCCAAAGAAGATCCTTATCCTTTATTTTTGAACGAAGAATTTGCTTTAGAACATCATTGTCGATTGATGGATAAAATTTGGTTATATCCATTTTGAGACAATAGCGGGTTTGCTCTTTATTTTTCAGTGATTGTCTTATTCGGCTTGCTCCATCATGAATGCCTCTGTTTTTTATCGATGAATAAGTGTCGCGTATAAGAGTATTTGTCCAAAGTGGCTCCACGATATTCATGACAGCATGATGTACTATGCGATCCGGGAAGTAGGGCAGTTTGTAAATTTCTCTCATTTTTACGCCGCACTTTTTGGTAAATATATCATAGTCGGCACATCGATATGTTTTATTCACCAATTGATGGTGAATTTCATCAACACAATAATCGATATTATCATTCACCCACTTCACATCCTTATAAAAGCTTTTACCCTTTCTGGCTTTGATGTGGGCGGCAAGAATATTCTCCTTGTCTGCAATGCGATTGTATAAATTATTGTGTCGTTTCATGCTTTGCTTTTATGAGCCCGGAATCTTCGCCAGTGGCTACCAATACCGTTGTGGCTATGCGTTTTGTATTTTGCCAAGAGGCAGCGTCCACGGATACTCCTGATTAAAGCTTAGGTGGGAACCGATATTCGGGTTCGAATTCGTGGAATCGTTATTCGCATTCAGCGCACTGACACCCGCTTGAGCGCCATTATTCGACGTGCCACCTGACAGGCACACCCGCCAGTCCGAATATCGCATCCGTGCAACGCTTATTTATTAAACATATTTTAACACTCTCAAAAATTTCCGACCGCCCTGCGCTTAAAAGCAAAGGCGGGAACCGAGAGCCGGGTACGAATGCGCGGAATCGCTAGACGCAACCAGCGCACCGACACCCGCTTGAGCGCCAATAGCCGACGAGCCACCCGACCAGCACACCCGCCAGCCCGTGTTTGTCCATAGTGCGTCACCATAGCCACTGACAGAGCTACCACCAGTACTTTTAGGAACAAACGCACCACCGAATGAATGCAATCTATTATAGAACGAACCTCCTGCAACAGGCATTAATAATGAGTTATCACCGTAACCCGAAGCGGTATCTGAAGCAATCACAGACTTATTGTTTGTGACCAATAAGTTTCTGTCATATACATTCGCGGCATCCATAAATTTCCACAGATGTCCCCATAGGTTCTCAATACCACGGTAACTGTTCCCAACTACTTTATCTGCTAACCACAATGCATCGGAATAAATATCAGAATCCAGCCAACTATCAGCATACACAATGCCATTGCTGTGTCCAAAGTGTAATGATCGCCCTGTTTTACGGCCGTCCGATGAACGAAAACCATCTCTCCATATATAAGATAACAATCTGAAATCAGAGTTCATATCTGCATATTCGACATAGAATAACAACTGCATTGCGTGATAATACCAGAACATATGTTGTTGCCACCCTATGCCTCTCGCTTGGGCATCTGCTCTAAAATCCACGATATTCTTATTTACAGTAGGGATGTAACCGGGCAGGCTGCACATTTTAGTGCCGTCAACGTATCCCTCAAAAGCAGAGAAGTAGATAGCCGGTAGGATTGTTCCAGTGCCATCGACAAAAGCCGGATGCACCGAGAATCCGGCATAAGGATAAGTACTCACATCTACTTTCATAAGAGATGCTCCAGATACAGATGGGGAGGGCTCAAAAGTGTGCCTGTAATAAAATAACGGAACTTTAACCATTACCTGTCCATCTGAGCCGTCAAACTTTGCGGTCATTATCTCAAATGTATCGTCAAGATCGAATGTATTGTCAGCCGCCGAAAATGAACGGGGGTCTTCAATCGTTAGCGTATTGTCATCGACCTTGCTTGTAATCTTACAATAACGATTTGTTTTCCCACTCGTGGTATTGTGAACGTAATGACCTACATAGTTATCGGCTGTAAGAGGGAAACTGCCAGTTGATATAAGCTGCAAGCGTGATCCTGTTGTAACTGTGCCGGTAATTGAAGGGTAAACCCCCTGCTTATTGTAAGAATTAACAGCGTCCAAGAAGTAATTCTCTGTACCATCATCCAGCAACATCACTCGCTTAATACGATTATGCACAGTAAGCATAGATTCAGGAATGTTGGAATTTGGGCGGGTATTGATACTATAACTTTCTTCGCTGTAAGCTCCACCCCCGGCATAACCTCCAAGAGTCCCTCTGCGAACCGCTCCGGTAACCGGGCGCCCTTCATCGAATTCTATTCCGTACCACCCCAGGTTATCTCCATCGGGAGATGTTCCGCCAGGATTAAAGTTTGCAATTTGGTTCTGAACCATTTCCTCTGACCATTTTTTAGGAACAGGGTCATCATCGTGTGTTGGGGTAAACGAGCCTGATGCACCACCTTTTAATATTACCTCCGATTTGTAGGCAATATTACTGCTTTCACGGATTATCTTGTACCAGTACGTATTCCCGTCGTACCAGAAATCAATGGTATTCTTTGTGCCATTGATATTATTCCAGATCATTGAGTCCGGAGATTGTTTGAATGCCGGATCAAAGCCTGGAACATTGGCACTATTACCGTCTGCTGTCATTACAACAATACAACGCCCTCCTGATATTGCATTCGCTGTTATTGGCACAAACACCCGTTCTGCATTAGATGCAGTAAGTGGCATAGAAGATAGCATTGAATTGAAAGGGATGTTCACGGAAAAAGCGACGTCCTGCTTACGTGTCTCAGTCACTGCCTGCTGAACCGAGGTACCGTCGGCCATCTGTACTTCTGTTGCCTGATGGGTATGTCCCTCTGTGCTGAAGACTTTTGTCTTTACCCAGCGCCCCGGATCACCGCTGGCAACATCATCAGGTTTCAGATAATTATCACCGTCATCCTCAGCCGTGGTGGTTGCGTTGTATTCGTAGATGGCTCCGGTTGTGTAGTTTCCTACATCCATGCCGGCATCGTGAGTGGTTAGTGCGCGTATGGCTGCTGCATCGGCTTCCCAGGTGGAGGGGAGGCCGGTGGCGCCGGATGCCAAACTCCCATCCTCAACCCACCTACCGGCCGCTTCCGAGTTGTCATTCGGTTGCAGCCCCTCGGTAGCCGTTGCACTATACCGGTAAATAATACCCGTCGATTTATCCACTGCATTGTTCCCATCCTTGTAGTCGGTAAGGGCGCGGATGGCAGCCGTGGAAGCAAAGAAAACACTTGCAAGGGTGCCGCCGCCAACTTCAACAGTTTGTCCCTGTGCTTCCCACTTGGCAGGATGTGTTTCCGGGCTCTCGCCCTGTAAGGCATTTTCCACGCATCGGTAAATAGACTCATCGTGAAAGACCGGATCCGCCGACTCCGTATTTTTATAAGTAACGTAAGTGTTGCCCGCATAGTAGGCATACCCGTTCTCATCGTTAGGGCGGGCGGCATCGTACACTCCCACATTTTCGGGAGTGAGCGTTTGCGTGGGGGCGTTGATGCTTTTTATTTCGGTGCCGTTGTTGTAGTACCAGGTGTCACCGGGCTGGTTGTATGCCCACATGCCCGGCAGTAGGTCTGTGCTTTTCCACTCCGGAGAGGAGGGATTGATGCCCTCAGCGGGAATTGTGGGCTTCTGACCGCCTATCTTTAAAATGAGATGCTGTATGTGCGTGCCTTGTAGTATCATTAGAGCCGTTCTATTTTTATATTACAAATTTCCATCATTGAACCGGGGAGAAGTGTCATTGGATCAAAAGATGCAGCCCCCAGCTGAAGCTGCAAATAGATATGGTCAAACAAGTCGTAGTACCAATCCCCGTATTTGTAAAAACTATCCCAATACAATCCAATTAGGGCTGATTTGGCATAACCTCCTGAATAAGGGTTCGTAACAAAACCGGCACCGTTTATTCGACTGGCTTCAAAAGAATCGTAAAACTGTTGATTAACCTTAAAATCTGCGCTCACACGGAAATTATTTCCAACGCCTGACGCCAAATCAAAATACCCGAGTTTCTCCAGATCCAACTCTAATACTTTAAAATTTTCACCGCCAAAATCTCCATCCAACGTCAGCCCATTGGGAAACTCAACTGCATACGATGATTGTCCACTGTATCTCCCTCCATTCTCACGCTCATATACCAATACATCAGTTTCAATATTGGCAGATGGAGCGGACTCAAGAATCTTAGCCGTATCGATTTTAATCGGTATATCAAGTGGTGCCGGGGCAGGCTCATCCGGTTCCTCCACCCCGTTAGCCGTTATCATCTTCAGATTCATCCACACCACATCCTCTACAATCTTAAACTGCTCCGAAAACTGGGTGTCGCCCACTGCACCGCCACCGGCACGATTGCGAAGTTCCTGAATGGCCTTTTCTATACTGGTACCATCCAGCAGATGCATTTCCGCCGTAGAGTCAAGAATATTGACAATAAACTGGCGAAGCACAGGACCGGTAATCTCTTTATTGAGATTGGCCCAGACAAAGTCGCTGATAAGTTGAAGGTATTGTTCGCGTGATAATCGTGCCATTGACTTAATTTTTCATTAAAACTACATGCGGGCGAATAGGGCAGAAAGGACAAATCAGGTCTGAACGTCCCGCTCTATGCGGTCCATTTTGGCCATTGACTTCTTAAAATAATCGTGCGACCATACGCCCTGAACGCCATTAGCCTCAATTCTATCCAATACAGAATTAAGCCTGTTTAGGGAGTTGGTCATTTCTGGATCTGAATAAGGTAGTGTGATGTTTTGCGTGGGCGCCGGTGCATTGGCATATCCTCCCTGTTGGCGACCGGGAACTGACCGCCCCCCCATTACACTGGTAAGATCGAGCTGGGCAATACTGCCATTTTTCTGCGCAATGTCGATAATGTCCAAAAACGGTTTAATGGTAGGATTGCGTACCGCAGGCGCTGATGCGATAAACTCATTCGCATGATAAATACCCACCGGAGTGGAGTCGGAAGCGTCGCGTTCAGCGTATCCTCCTGATTGGAGGCCGGGGAGTTCTTGTTTAGATGAAGAAGATTCATTACTACTTTTTTTCATCGATACAATATGGCCAACTGCCTGAGCAGTAACCAATGCTGTTTGAACGGCGCCCATAGCATAGTTAGCAGACACCCACGGTTGACCTCCGGTTAGGGGAGATGCCGCAATGGCTTTTGCATTAGCCTTAGCAATATTCACCCAAATTTCACCAATAGCCAAAGCTTTTTGTAGTCCAAATAAAGCCATTCCCATAGATGATTCCTGAGAAACCAATCCACTCAGAGCACTTAAATATTGTTGCCCCGTTTGAATGTTTGTTTGAGCTAAGTCGTAACGTGATTGAGCTTGCTCCTGATTAAGGGCAATCATTTGTTGACTATACCGTTTTTCGGCAGCAGCAAGAGCTGCCTGATTGTCTCCGGCTAACTGTTGTTCTCTTTTATACTGCGCTTCAATTAATGAGTTTTTTTGCTCATAATACTCATTGATATGTTCAAAATCCACGAACCCCAACTCATTGGTGGCATCAACAAACTCGCTTCCTTCACTATCAACCCCGAATTTAATCTCTCTCATTCGTTGTTGATGAGCTCTTTCTTTTTCTTCTATAAGTGCATACACCGTTTCGTTGTATGCAAGTTCCTGCTCAGAAAGTTCCTCTTTTTGTATAACCTGTTGAGCCAAATTTTCTCTTTCACTTTCCCATCTGGCTTGCTCCATTGCCTGCTCTTTAGCTACACCTTCGCTCATATTCTGAAGTCTAGCTTCTGTTAATTCCTGCTGAGCAGTAATCATTCTTTCCTTTATAGCCTCATCAACATCTGCTTGTTTTTTAAGAAACTGTGCCAGGGTTTCTTCGTACTCAACGCTACCATTCTCAAGATATTCAAGTTTTTTCTTTAAAAAAGTAAGGTCAGCTCTCAATACATCTGACCGATATTCATCTTCTGTTATCTTTTTGCTGTGAAGATTTTGTTCTAAAACAGCCAATTGTTTGGCGTAACTGTCTTTAAATTCCTGTTCAAGCCCCTTATCAATCAAATCCAACTCCATTTTATCCATCTCAGCCAATGACCGCTCAAATTCATCCTGAAAAGAACTAGTATCAATTTTTGGAGCTAATGTTATTGTTGATTTAGGTTTATCTCCTTCTCCAGAAACAGCCTTTACGTAATCACTTATTGCTTGTTGAATTCGTTCAATAGATAGCCCTGTTCTATTTGCCAGATCTTCATCAGACAAACCGATTTCTCTTAACTTCAACAAGGAGGTAGCTAGTTTTTTATTATTCTCTTCTAGTATAGCATTTTGCTGCTTAATAGTCTTAATGTTCGTTTTCCTAAAATTTTCTTCAACTACGGCTCTATCCACTTTCGAGTAAGCTGCTGCTTTATCTATTACAGATTCATTTTTTAATAATTCTTGTTTTTCCTGAATAACCCTATTTGAGTTTTCAATTATTGAATTATAAGACTCTATTTGTTCTGAAATATCATCAATCACCTCTGATTGCATTTCAACATTCAGCAACCTTTGAGCTTCTCTGGCCTCGATTATTTTATCCTTATTAATGCTTATTGCATTACCATACTTGTCAACTTCTGAGATCGCACCAGGTACAATCTCACCTATCTTACGTATAGCATCGTTTAATTTTCCCTGCTCATCTTTTGTTAGATTAGTCTTCCCTTGCAAACTATCATAAGTCACCAATAATTCAGATAAAGCTGAACTTTCGTTATCAAAAGATTCGATTCTTTTTTCTGAAACATCAAGATCGTCAAACAACCGGGCTTCCCTGGTTGAATTCAAGTACTCCACCACATTTTCTTTCATCTGTTTCCACCAGGCGGTAACAGACTTCTGCATCCTCAATAACTTATTCCCCTCCCGGTTATAAGCCGCCTGCGCATCAGTAGATTTACGCTGAATAAGTTCAAGTGTAGCAAGTGCCTGAGCTTGAGCCTTAGTAACATTCCCCGCAGCTTCTTTCTGCTTCACCAGGTCTTTATACTCATCGCTGTCCTGGCGAATAGCAATACCCAATTGTTTCAGCTGTTCATTCTCACCCAGCATGGCTTTTGTGAGTATTTGAGAAACACCGGCAGCACCATATTGGCCGCCTGTCCACTCGTCCAATGCTCCGGATAAGCTCTGGAGCTCCACCGACATCTCGGCGGCCTGTTCGCGGGTAAAATCGAGCGGAATAAGCAAGTCACCGGTAGCAGTAGCAGCCGCCACGAACTCACGAGTGGTAAGTCCCATTTTTGCGGCCAGTTGTTCGGCCTGTTCGGTTACATATCCCAAGTTGTCTCCAAACACCTGACTGCTTCGGATGGAGTCGGCCTCCATTACTTTTGCGAGATTGAAGAGTTCGGAAACGGCTCCTTTCAGTACGCCCACCAATGCACCCACTCCGGCAATGGGAAGCAACTCCCTGAATATGCCAAAGCTGCGTCCGGCACGCTTACTGCCGGTGTTCACCTGGTCCATGCGCCCTTTTACGGCATTAAGTTGTTTGTTGTAGTTTTTCCATGCGGCAGTTCCGGGAGTGGTACTGTCCATGGCTTGCTTAAGTTTGCGGTATTCCGTACGAAGCTGTTTCGCGGTGAGTCCATTAAGCCCAACTTCTTTGCGCAAGACCTCCATGCGCGACTTATTGGTTCTGATAGTGGCATTATTCTCCCGTATCTGCTTTTGCAACCGTCCGTATTCGTTAGTATTTGCTTTTCCGGCGGCTTCCAGTTTTTTTAGCTCCAGACGCAAATTTTTATTAGTTGCCTGCAACCCCTTGGTAGATTGTTCCAGCGTACCAAGTTCCTTCCGGGCCTTGCTCCCGTTTATGTCAATATTGAGTCTTAGAGTATCATCAGTGAGCGCCATATCAGTAATTTTTAATCAAAAAAAGCAGGTAATAAAAGCAGCAAAAAGGACAATCAACGGTAACCGGTACGCATAGCCTTCGACAGCATGGCTCCCAAATTGCGGTCATATTCAGATATTCGTTCCAGAGCCATATTCGATATCTTATAGAATGGCAAGTCCTGATCGTAAATGGCTTTCAGATCTTCGCCAATGGCTTCGCGGATGTCTTCGGTCAATCCCCACTGTAGGGTATTGATAGTCGGGTTGTAAAGCACTCCGAAAACAATCTTGTTGTAAAGGTGATACCCATCTTTCTTCCACTTGCGGCGCGGATCTTCCATGTCCAGCATACGCATGTAAGGCAGATACCGCATTGTAAGATTGCCGCCTCCATCCTGACTGCCAACAGAGAAATGCCCTGTCAGTGATTTGCGAAGGCGTCCGCTCTCAAACAGATTCCACTCCTCCACGGCTTTGCGTTGTTTCGACTGAATTATTTCAGCCGTTTCGCGCAGCACAGCCCCTATAAAGGCGGTTTTTATCCGTAAATCGTTTGGCATAGCTTACTCCATTAATTCTGATGCATTGCGCTCAAACGATACATCCCAACCTATACAGTTGAGCAATACCGCCGGCTCTACAGGTGCAATGGTTATTCCTCCGTCCAACATCCGTTTGGCGGCACACCGGTCACTGTCTGCCGCTTCAAAATGTTTCAACATCCTCTTTACATACCCCAGCAACGTATCATTCCAAAGCATCTCTTCCATTGCATCCTTATTGCGGTCGTTAAAGGGCATGGCTATGATGCACGAAAAAACAAAGCGCAAAGAACTGCCGGCATCCTGAAATATATTGGCCCCTCTCACAATGCCGTAATCGATAAGCATAAAAGGGCCTTTAATGGTGCGAATGCGTTCATTTACCGAATGAGCATCCAGTCCGAAAACAAAATCGGTAATCTCAGAAAGTACCGGAGCGGTAGCATCGGTCTCCAATTCTGTTTTTAATGCTGCGTAGTCGGGGTGAGCACTTTCGGCTCTGTTAAAGTTTTCCAACACTCCCGGGCGTGCTGGCAGTAGCGCGAACTCTTTGATAATGTCTGTAATCATGGCGGCTATATTTGAGCAATTATTTCAGCCGAAAGGCCTGTTTTTTCTTCAATCTTGTTTGTTTTCATATCCATCTCCTTCATGCTGCGCACCGCCTCCACCAATTCGCGCAAAAGGATGGAGAAATAATCCTGTAAGGGGAAGTGTTCCACATCCGTTTTTGGGCCATAACCTCTTCCGGCTATCGAAAAGATGGTATCACCAATACCCAACGACATACCTCCATTTTCTCTGGGTTGCCGCTTAAAAAGAATGGTAAAAGGGCTGCGCTCTGCCAAATACTCCAGCAGCGACTGAAACCAAACCATAACCACGCGCTTGGTGCCCCTGGGGATGGCCTTAAACAGGTGCGCCCGTTTTTGCGCTTCATAGGTGCTGTATTTCCCCCTGATGCGCCGGTATAGCACCGACATGAAGCTGTTCAAATAATTGTCATCGCGCGTTTGCATATACAGATGAAAGAATTCGTAAGCATCGATGTATTCCCCTGCCAGCATATCGGTTGTTACCACCCCATTGGCATCAATATCAAACGTAGGTCCCTTGAATGCGGCATCCTTGATAACCACGTGCGGAATCAGGCATTTCCTGATGTCCATATTCATTTCCGGCTCCACCTGCAATATTTTCCCCACCATTTGCAACTCATCCAGCCAGTCCGGATCTGTTATTTCAAACGGGAAAAAGGTTTTTAGTGCCTCCTGCAACTCAGCAGAAAGAACCTCAATTACTTCTGGGTTTACAATGCGTGGCCGCAACGGGAAGCGGATCATTTCAGAAAGCATGTAAAGATTGTTCCGCACCTGCTCCAAATCATCCTCAGAGAACTTCTTTAATCTTTTTTTGTCTGGCTCATAACCGGTAAGCTTCTGCAATAGCCGCAAACGAAAATTACCCACCGACATCTCCTCGGTGAAGAATTCATCCAGCACCGCCACAGTATCAATGGCCTGTTGGGGCGTTAATTCATCCCATCGCTCAGGCAGGGTTACTTTGTCTTCAATATTTATCATATCGATGAGTAATATTTCTTGTCTGCCGATTGCTCCACATTAAATTTATCGTACGGCGCCGGGTCTTCATCCAAATTGGAGTTTTCCGCCTCCCGCCCCATATCCACGGCTTTCAAAAAGTCCTCTGCATCTTCCACAATGCGGTTGCGAAGCTTGTCACGCACATAGTCCACATCTCCGCCTTTCTTATTCATTTCATTGTTGATGGGGCCCCGAATACTTTTAGGCAGATAATTGAAGTCCATCTTTACAATGGCATCGGCAATGGTAAAATGAGCAATGGCGGCCTTTATGTTATCGACATACGTGTCGGGAACATCCTCTCCAAAGCGGGAAACAACGTGCCGGTTGTAATTTTGACGGATAATCTGATGCGCGCGAACAAAGAATGTAGCACTGTCATCAATATCAAAGTGCTGATTAAAGTCCTTGTATCCGGCAAATAACAGATTCTCACTGTTTACTTTTTGCGGACTCACCGACCACTGCCAAAAATCAATATCGGTCAGAGGTGTCACTGTCCAGTTGGATAGGTTAAAAAAATCACCGCTCATAAACGCAGCATTAGCGGTATAAAACACCCCTTCATGGCGAATCAATTCATCAGCCTTGAACTCGGTATTGGCACTCCAACTGCCAAACGGGGTTGCTTTTTCGTTCAGAAAATCCACCAGGCGTGACACGCCTTTGTTGTGTTGCTCCAGCAAGGCTTCTTTTGCCTCCTGTTTCTGATATTTGTAAGCAGTTGTTTCGCGGTCGCTCTTAACCGTTGTAACCCCGTGATTGTTAACGCTTATTTCCAACCAAATAAAGTGGTGAAACAAGCTTTTGGAAGCCACAGCAGCCCTGTACAGATGGGTAAACTTATCCATCAGCAAGAAATGGGCATCTATTTGCTCCGGGCGGTCAAAATTGCCGGAGTAGTAATGACTCACAGCCAACTGAGCGGTTTCTTTGCCAATGATGTATTCCACATCGCTCATGGCTTGCTCCACACTGCTTTTAACATTGTCGATGTCCAGCGCGGCATCAATGCCGGAGACGTACTCTTTTATTTCGGAACCCTGTATAAATGGTATTTTCATAGCTTATGATGTTTTTTGAACAGAATCGAGTCGCTCATCACTGCTCAACTCTTTTTGCCTTTCGGGGATACGGCGAAACAACCCGAGTTTCACGCCTTCGCGTTCCAAACGCGGAAAGTTTATGCGCAAAGCCCTGTTGATATCTGCACACACGAAATCCTCGGCAAATGTGAGCTGAGAGAGATATATAATATAGTTGTAATAGGCTTGCGATCCGCTGCTCTGGAATAAACCTTCGCCCGACACATTACTGATAGATGGATCAATGCCCTTTCCTTCCAGAATTACCTTCACGGTGTGCTTGTCCAGGCTTGTAAGGGTATCAATGAACTCCTTATATTTCACAGGTATTTCCTTAAACTGCCACTCCTCTACGCCGTACTGAGTTCTGAATGACCGGCTGTAAAAGGCTTTACCCTGATTGTCACCCTCGCCCGAAAGAACATTGGTGAGCTCTTCCAACTTCAGATCAATGAGTTTCTGAATCATCGCCACGCTAAATGTGGTTCCAATCTCTTTCAGTCCCTCATATTCAGTAATCAATGCTTTCCCCTGCTGGTCCAGTTCGCGGTTTTTCCGGCAAATCTCCTCCAATGTCTTTTGCTTCGACACAATCCACGAATCAGGGATAATGACATGAAGCTTTGCGCTGAGGCTGTTCCTCAGATACGAATTTATGTATTTGGGATTTAGGTTTGATGAGCGGATCCATTCTTTAAGCCCATAATAAAAGGTGGGGATGGAGTAAATTTCATCGCCAAAGCTCAAGTCGGCCACATAATTCACGGCAACCGAATGACGCAATGGATTTGCGCGGTCGAGAAGCGGAAACACCTCCATATTTTCGCGCGTTGCCATGTCCCAACGGCCCACCATGGCATGTGTGAAGTCTTTTCGTTCGAGCAATTCTCCAATTTCGCGGTGTCCCTGCTTTGCAAAGCGAAACTTTGTAGAGGGCACATATTCCAATCCGCGAACAGGCAGCACATTGGCGGCACGCACGGCCAAACGGCGCGAACGGTTGTAAAGCCATTTGGTGGGGATCCCCTCGGTGTAATAATACTCCATGGCGGCACCTTTAAGGTACTGCTCCACGCTGTTTTCAATGCCGTTGCTCTCCCACGAGTTGAGCCATTGCCACACATCGGCATATTTTTGTTTCGACAGAGCAATGCGGCGGATATTATCACCCGTCTCATCCACTTCCTCCCGATATAGAAAAGGGCCGTTGCCATACAAAAATCGAACCTGCTTTTTAAGGACTTCCGGCAACAGGTGATTGTCCTTAATCATGTTTTTTACCTCGGTAGGCAGCTTATTGTCTTCGCCGTAGCTGGCCAGCGTATAATCTGCAAAGGAGAAATATTCGCCATACACGTTGAACACATTGTATTTGGATCGTTCCTCTTCAATTGTGGTTTTATCTGCCGCCGAAACTATTTCGAACGACAGCATCGCCGTGTCTTTTTGGCCGTAAACCAGGCCGTGGTTTCCGTAACGTTTTATCATTGCTCTGATTTAAACCAGTTTACTTTCATGAGTTCAAAGCGAGGAGGAAAAGCCACATACCGGATCAGCTTCTTAAAGCACGTGCGGGGCTCCTGCATATCCAAGTCGGTATAAGGGAGATACAACTCCGAAGGCAACGAAAACGCCTCCTTTGGCAACGACTTTCTGATGCGACACCGCGCCACGCGCCGCAATCCGTGTGTTTTGCCGGTAGCATGATTATAGGTGAGGTGATGCATCTCAAAAAACAGCTTTTGGTTATGCCGTATTTCGCGCATTCGTGCAATGGCTTCGCTTCCACTTATTTCTTTCATGTAAGCGAAAATGGGGAGACGGGGAAGAAATGGAAAGGACAGAAAGAATGCTACAACCCCGGCACATCCACAGTCGGATCCTCAGCCTGTGGAAGCCATTTTTCATACAATCCGTAAACAAGGTACATGAATGCCGACGGTATCTGGGTAGAATACCACGCCTGGTCTTCAAAATCAAGTTTCCGCTCACTGCTTTTGTCAAGCTCTATGCGGTTATCTTCTGTGCGCTTGCGCGGACTCATATATATGCTGCTTATGAGCTCCTCGCACTCGTACTGACAAATACGAATGCGCGGTGTACGCATTTCGCGCTCTGCCATGAGGCGACTCAGCAGCAAATAGTGTTGCCAAAAGAAAATGGTGCGCTGGTCCTGATTCATCAGGTGCACTTCCCACCCAAGGTTTTCAAGTTCTGTTGCCAAAATCTTTGCATCGGTGTCTCCTTTCGGATTGTTGCGATAACGCTCCTTGCGCTGATTCCCTGCACGGTCGTAATACAAATAAATTACCCGGCGCTGATGAAACTCAAAAAAAGCGTTGGTTTTTTGTGCCAGCGCGTGATGCTCATCCGGAAGGTAGGCATATATGTTTTTTATGGTGCGCAATTCGTTGTTTCGCTCCTGGGCAAATACCAAGCTGGAAAAACCACCTGGATCATACCCCACCAACAGCGGTTTGGTGCCGTCGCAATGCTTTAGATCGCGGCTACTCTTCTTGTAGCTGCCATCCACCGAGTGCATATCAATGCTGTTGTACTGATAGGAGTCCTCAAATATGTGACGCTGAGTCATCTGTGCAAAAAACAGATCTTTCACCATTTTTGGGCGGATACCGAGAATGGAAAGCTTGAATTTATCGATGTTATGACGGCTTCCCTGGTACTGTTCTTTCATATAATCGAGCCCCAACACCACAAGGTTGGTAAAGCTGGTTCCCTTAAGAAAAAGCGTCTGTCCGCGTCGCTTCTGGTTGGCTTTTTTCTCCCATTTGGCTGCAAAACGCAGGTTTTTCTCTATGTCGCGATCTATTTTCTTTGCCAGATAGATGGAATCCCGTCCGGTGAGCTGTTCTTTTTCTTTTTTCCATTGCTCCACCTTTGCCAAAGCAACGCTTACACGGTATGCCACATATACAATCTGCTCCATCAGCTCTTTGTCCATGTTTTCTTCGAGCGAAAGCCACCAGTCGTGGTCGTTTTCGAAATTGGGAGTCGATGAAAACCCGGTGATGCCGCCAAAATAGTGCGAATGGCCAAAGATCTGGCGGTTTCCGCGTTTCGCTGGTGCCAGGCGTTCGGTAAAGTTGGTTTCTGATATGCGAAGGAGCTCATCCAAAAATACGTGCGAGAAATTCTGCCCCGGACCGGCCGTGTTGGCGCGGTCAACCCCTACAAACTTAGCCACGGTGCCCCATACTGTACTGATGGTGTGTTTCCAACTCACTACCTCAAACAGTGGTTCTTTAAAATGGCGGGGAGGGCGCTTCCCATACTCAAAATGAATGCCCCGCTTGTAGTGCGTATTCAGAAACTCCAGCAATCCCGGAACAATGGTATCTATTACAAATGAGTACGACGGGCCTCCCAATGCAACCGTAGATTGCGGCATGGCCTCACAAACCCGCACAAATCTCGGCCCCAGTATGTGTGTGGTTTTTCCGGATCCTCGCCCCAGATCGCCAATAAGGTTTTGCGGATCTCCCAACATGGCCCGGGTCTGAATCACCGAATAATACGCGCGTTGCAAGTCTGTTACCGTGCTACTCATCTTCCTCCTCGTTTACGTCTTCATAATCGATATCCTCGGTGCGGTTCAGCGCCAATGCGGCATCGCTGAGGGCTGTCTGCTTATCCCGTTGATCTATAGGTAAGTCCCTAATAAACTTCTCGGTATTTGTCCACAACTGCCCCAGATTGAATTCCTCCAAACCAAGAAGCGAAGGATTCACCTCCGGAGATATAAGGAATGTGTGTGGTTTAATCTCGTTGGGATCAATGGCCAGATTGGAAGCCTCCAGACGAAACTCTTTCGACCGCTCTATGCAGCGGCGAGCCTCAGTAATATTATTGGCGGCAATAGAGAGCCGCGCCAAATCCTCCATGCGGTCGGCGTAGTAGTTCGACCATGCCTCTGCCTTAACTGTGCTGTTTAGGTGAAAGTAATTGATGGCATCGTAAATACGATTCTTAGCTGTGGAGAGAGATATCTCCGGAAAAGACTCCCTCAGTCGCTTAGCCCCGCGCATGATGTTATGCTCATGCTCCTGGGTGCGAATCTCCACCGCCCGGTCTAGCTGCAAGATATATTGCTTCAAATCGTCGCCCAACGCCATTGATTCGCCGGTCTTACGAAAATCCTGAAGTATCTCCACAGGTATGGTCTCAAGGTCTTTCAGGCTCATACACCAAATAGTTGTTTGCGAAGTTCGAGAACCCGTTGCTTTTCTTCCAGTTCAAGCTTTTGAGCTTGAGCCTGAATGAGCATAAGCATATCAACTGCCTTGGGCTGCTTTCTTTCTTCTTGCGATTCTTCGCTGTTGTGTTCTTCGTTTTCGTCCATATACAAGACTTTTAAACAAAAGAAACAAACCAACTAAAGCCGTTAAAGGACAAAAAAAGCCCCGACCAGAAGGCCGGAGCTCACTTTTATTGCACAAAAAAAAAATCTTTACGGTATAGGCTGCGAGGAAAACTCAATTTTTAATTGATTAAGCTGTCTTTTTGAAGCAGAAAGCCGCTTGTAATTGGCTTCTTTCTCCTTTTCCTCCAGTTCAAAATACTCTGCCATTTCAGGATATTTACTTAAAAGCTCCTTCTTTTTGGCCTCCCGCTGCGATTTAATATTGAGTTTTTCAATCATTGCATCGCGCTGTTCCCGAAAATAATGGTTTATCATCCTGTCTATGGTAACATAAACCCATAATTCAAAAGCAGGATCTAACCATGCAGCAAATTTCAAGGCCAAAATACGATGCATCCATGTTCCTGATTTTTGTTTTGAAACCAATAAATCTTCCTCCGATTCTATTCCTAAAAAGCGAGAATTCTCGCTTTTTAGACACTCATTTATAAATGATTTTGTGGTTTCATTTCTTACAAATGCCTCTACTTTGCGGCCAAAAACTTTCCCCATTTGGGTAGCATTAACCATTACATTGTCTTTTCCTGCCGATAAAAAATCCACAGGTTGATTATCGTAAATAAAATGTACTACTTCCATAATAAAAAAGGTTTAGATTGATTAGATGTAAAAGAAATTCTGGTCTTTAAGGCTCTTAAATCGCTTGCCATCTAACAACATGTAATCGTGCATAAACACACCATGCTCTATAGCCTGACTGTGAACTTCGCCTGCCAGTAGGTAATCCGAAGAGGGTGTTTGAGCAGGAAGCTCAGAAACATTCCGCGCCAAAATAAAGCCATTGGCCCCCATTACAGAGCACCATGCCAACAATTCGTTTATTTCGGTCTGATTAAGCTTCTTTTTTCCGGAAGCCACAATGCGAAAACCAACGGCATGATGGTTTTTTGTGAAAATTACGGAATACTGAGGTTTAGAATAGAACTCTTTGCGGTTCCACATCCGCAAAAACACATGCTGAGAGTCCAGCGGATCGCCCAATAATACAGTGTTAGATTCTGAATTGGGCTTCTCACAAACGTCAACGCGTGGCACCTGCCACATTTCATCGATTTTAAATCGATTCTCTTTTTGTTTTTTCATTGGTCTTAAGCATTTAATTAAGGGTGCAAAAAAAAAACGGCGCACCCGACCCGCTGCTTAAGACCAATTAAGGGCTTGAATTAACCATTACAATTAATCCACGGGAGATACGCCGCCATATCAAAAAAACTATCGTAAGTAAAGAACGTTACCGAACAGGCATAAAAAAACCACCATTTCGGCATGAAAGGTGGGCGTCTCCGCCCTTAATTGAAATCTTAAGCACTTCAAATATACGAATGATTTGTAAAAATGCAAATAGTTTGAAAAAAGCCCCGACCATAAGGCCGGAGCTGGGGCTACGTTCAGAAATAAACTTATAGGTTTGTTTTAGATAAAAAAAGCACATTATAGCATTGCTCCATAAGATTCTTAGAAATATGGTCATCCCCAATAGCTGCGCAATAGCCAACTAATACCATGTACAAACTGTTAAGTCTGTCTTTCTCCATTGATTCAAGCGAGGCCCCTAGTCGAAGGTCATAAACAACGGAATACGCTTGTATTATTGTTGAACTCCGATTCTCTTTGGAAAAAGAAAAATCCAAAAAATCGATAAAGTCTTTAGAAATATATAACTGATGTGCCATACATTACTCCTTCCCACACATTTCATCCAAAAACGCTTCAAGATCCGGAGTAGGGCTTCCCCATGCCACCGGTTCGTTCCAAAAGCGGTCGATCTCATCCATGAGAAAGTAACACTGTGCGGCAGTGAGTAGCGCGATCTTAGTATAAATATCCTCCGGATCTACATTCCAGTTTGTAAGTAAGCCGTCGTATTTCTGACCATCCTCTATTCCTGCCCGCAACACATTGTTGTTGGCAGCATAGGCCGGATCAAACATTACCGCATTCAGGTTATCAACCATGGCCGACAGTTCGGCGCGGGTAAACATGCCTTTCAACTCGTGCAGCGTGGCAGCGCGAAGGTGCACAAAAGCATGCGCAGCACGCGACGCACCGGTGGTTGGCTTCCCGTAAAGGCGGGTGTACTTTTCTCTGATTTCCGGTGCCAGGTAAGTCTGGGTAATCTCTTTTCGTTCTGTTTTCATCGTTATTTTTCTTTTTTTACAATTGCATAAACGTACCATTCAGCCGCGCGACGCATAAGGCGGGCAATATGGTTGGCATCATTCTGTGTCGTCATTTCCACGTCATCAAAAAAACGTATAAGCCGAAAAACATAATAGCGGTCCTGGTGCTCTGCCTTGCCGCCAATTTTTATCGATGGCTCAACAACCATACTGGCCGCTTCATTATCGAACTCATGTATCTCGCCTATAAATGCGGGGTTTCTGGTTTTGATAACGAATTTGCGACCGCTCTTGGGGTCGCTGGCGTAAAGGTGTTTTGGTTCTTGCCTCATAATTAAAAAAAGGATAAAGCCCCCTGACAGCCGGGGGAGAGCTCTATACATAATTATCTAAACAATCACTTATCTGATCATAATTATAGATAAGGTCACCCGGCTCATATACTTTTGAAACCTTCGGACTTTGAAAATGCCCAGGCGGCGACTTCACTTTCAATTTGTCAATGTTCGAAGACGAAAGCACTCGCCCCAGGGATATATCATAACAATCGGTTTCAGTGACACCGCAAAATTCAACAATCATAACCGGGGCATCTGTAGCATAACCATTTCGAAACTGAACTACATCATATTTTTTTGGCGTGCCGTCTTTATGAAAAAGACGGCTTCGCCAATAATGGGTAATATCTCTGTACTCGTTAAGCTTACGCCCTTCAAGAATCTGATTGAAGTAATAAGCGTGCAGTGTGAGGTTCAGTATTTTCATTCTTTAAAAGAATATGGCAACTCTTCTGAGGCCGTTAGGTTCAATTCGTATTGAGTTATATTTATCAGCAAATCGCTCAAGTTTCGAAAAATCAGCAGATTCACTCAATTTTTGCTTCAACACAACGTTAAAATACTTGTGCCCCCGATGCTCTCTTATGCCGCAAAAATACTCGCACGATTCAACTATTACCCCTGTTTGTTCATAAATAAAGTTCAAAATCTCGTCTATCATGTTACCAACTTTTTAGCCCTGGTGCCGGGCGGTTAAAATATCATTCTATTTTTTTCGAAACAACTAAAGACTCTGATAATAAATTAAATGCCCAGGCTTGCCACCAACCTTAAATTTTCGTTCATTCTCAACGCCATAATTTCGATCAAAAATAGGCTTATCGAGCGTTATTGTAGTTGCTTTAACACCCTCGCAATCGTACTGGTGAGCTGAATAACCGATTGAAAGTTTCGGCAATTGCCAGGTACCCCAGTTATGAGAATTCAATTCAATCAATACAGTGCGAATGTTCTGAACAGTAGCCGGAATTACCTCTAATTGTTTAAGAACTGACCAGGCGGCAGCATGCTCTATATTCGACTTTTCGCGTAATTCGCGATTTTCTGCCTGATTTACTTTCTTTGATGCATTATGAGCCGCCCGCTCTTTTTTTAGAAAAACAACCGCTTCATCTAGTGAAACGAATTCAGGCGAAAGAGCTCTAATTTCAAAGCCCTGACTCAACACTTCGTGCCTGGCGTTTTTCTTAATTTCAATTAATTCGCCTGTATTCATCAGACGAATGATTTTTTCATTTTTGCCATCGAAAATAAACGACTTACCGCGCTTGCTGTGATTTGCGTAATACATAGTTGTGACTTTTAAGCCCTTACCGGGCTGTTAAACGTAAATAATCTGTAATTGTACTTCAAATATAACCCCTTTATTTTTATTGTGCAAATTTTTGCTTTATTTTTTGCATTAAAATTTGCATTATTTTACAGTAAGCGATCCAGGTGATATAAAAATCAATTATTTCCGTTAAAAATGACAATTGCAAAGAACTGATAATCATTGCAAGTTCCTGCAATGATCAAATTTTAACCCCAAACGAAGACAATTAACT